CCCCGACGCAGCCTGCTGCGCCTCCGCGCAGCGTTGTTGGTGTCGGCACGAAGCGCCGCATGGGCGGCTGGGTCGACACGGTCCAGTACTGGTCGGACGGTTCGCAGACGGTCATCGACTCGTTTCAGGACATGGGTGCGCGGGACTCTGCGCTTGCCATGTTCCGGGCCGCGGGACTGGGGGAGTCGTTCGTCAACTCTCTGATGTCCTCGATCGACAACGTGTACAACACGAACCTGATGCCCACTGAGGGCCAGATCCTGTCTGCGATCTACAACTCGCAGGCGTACAAGGAGCGCTTCAAGGCGAACGAGATGATCCGGGCTCGCATGGCTAACGGCAAGGGCAGGCCGGGTGACCGGCTGCTGACGCCGAAGGAGTACATCGACCTTGAGGAGTCCTACAAGACGGTCATGCAGGACGCCGGTATGCCTACCGGGTTCTATGACCAGCAGGAGGACTTCACCAACATGATCGCTGGTGGCGTGTCTGTCGCGGAACTGAAGTCCCGCGTGGACACTGCGTTCGAGGCGCTGAACTTCGCTGACGAGAACGTCAAGAAGGCACTGAAGGACAACTACGGTCTGACAACGAGCGAGATGGTGGCGTACCTGCTGGATCCGACGCGAGCGACCCCGCTGCTGATGGGCAAGCAGGGTGTCAACGAGTTCGGCCTGAACGACCGTGTGGGCCTCCAGAAGACCTACCGTGCGGCTGACCTGTCTGGTACGCAGAGGCGCCTCGGACAGGGCGACAGCAAGGCTCTGAGCGAGGAGATCGTGAACCTCGGCATGGAGGGTCAGGCGAAGCAGGCGTTCGGTCAGGCAGCGCAGCAGGCTGACGACGTGCGCCGTCTCGGCGCCCTGTACGGGGACAACAGCCTCGGCTTCGAGTCGGTGGTCCGTGAGTCCCTCGGCCTTCAGGGCGGCACGGAGGCTGGCCGCAAGCGTAAGAAGTTGGCGTCGAAGGAGCGGGCCGCGTTCAGCGGTCAGAGCGCTCTGGACCGCACATCGCTACGGCGTCGCAAGGACGCCTAGCCCATAGACCCGCCACGGATCGACCGGCCCCGTGGTGAGTAGCAGACCGGCAGTCGCAGCCGTGCCCAGTTCCCCTGCTGGATCACGAGGGCGGCGAGTCAACCAATGAGATAGGGAGTATCACAGATGGCCTCTTACGAGGACGACTTCGAGTTCGACATGGACGACGCTGGTTCGGGCACCGATCTGGTGAAGAACCTGCGTAAGCAACTGGCTGCGGCTCAGAAGCAACTGCGTGAGCAGGAGGCACTCATCTCTGAGTGGTCTCAGTTCTCGCACGAGCAGACGATCAGCCAGACGCTCGCCGAGTGGGGTCTGAACCCCAAGATCGCCCGCTTCATCCCGGACGACGTGGAGACCGAGCAGGATCTCGCGGTCTGGCTGGATGAGTACGGCGACGTGTTCGGCGTCCAGCAGGAGGAAGACGATCAGGAAGAGGATCCGTCTGTTCAGGCGCAGTACCTCATGCAGGAAGTTGAGGACGGTGCCTTCGATCCAGAGGTCTCGTATGACCTTGTGACCCAGTTGGAGAACGCCTCCAGTCCGGAGGAACTTCTCCGCATCGCACGGGGTCTTGGCTAGACCCAACCCAACTCTCACGTTAGGAAACCAGTATGCCCATTCAGGGTGGAGTGCTTACCCAGCGCTCAACGGTCTCCAACCTCGTTACTACCGCCTACGACAAGTTGGTGGAGTTCAACCTGCGTTCGGAGCCCATGTTCCGGAAGTTCGCTTCCAAGCGTCCGTCCGATGTTACCAACCCCGGTAACACGGTCGTCTTCCAACTGCACAACGATCTTGATCGCGTGACCACCAACCTCAACGAGGCTCTGGACGTCGACGCTGTTGCGATCAAGAACACCGCCAAGGTGCAGGTTGTCGTGGACGAGTGGGGCAACGTCGTTCAGCGCACCGAGCGGGCCGCTCTTGAGACGATCTCTCAGATCGACCCCGCCATCGCTGACATGCTGTCCTACAACATCATGGACTCGCTGGACTATCAGGTCTACAAGATCCTGACCAGCAAGGCCACTGGTCGTTCCGGCACCGGCACTGCTGACGAGACTGTCGTCAACGGTGAGGACAAGACCGCCGCTACCGCTGCCTCGGATCTGCTCCGCGCGGCTGACGTCCGTAAGGCCGTCGCCAAGTTGCGTGGTGCGAAGGTTCAGCCGCAGGACGGCCCGTTCTACGTCGGCATGCTGCACCCGGACGTCTCCTTCGACCTCCGCACGGAGGCCGTTGGTTCGGGCAGCAACGTGTGGCAGCAGCCGCACACCTACACCGAGGCCGGTGTCGGTTCGATGTGGACCGGCGAGATCGGCGTGTACGAGGGTGTCAAGTTCATCGAGTCTCCCCGCGTGGAGGAGTACCTCGGTGGCACCTCTCGTGCGGTCAACAACAAGGCGCTGACCTCGAACGTGGCGACGCTCACCACGAGCGCGAACCACGGCTTCAAGGTCGGTGACGTTGTCACCGTGGCGATCTCGGACGCTGTCTTCGACGGCACGTTCACGATCACCGCTGTCACCTCGAACACGTTCTCGTACGCGAAGACGAACGCGAACGTGACCAGCGCCGCTGCCACTGGCACGGCGATCATCGACACCCACAAGGTTGTGCTTCTCGGCAAGCAGGCCCTGCTGGAGGTTGTGACCTACGAGCCCAAGACGGTCATCGGCCCGCGTATTGATGCGCTGGACCGCTTTAGGACTGTGGGCTGGAAGTTCCTCGGCGGTTGGAACATCTACCGTCCCGAGGCGCGCTACGTGATCGACGTTCGCTCGTCCATCTAGTAGCAACAACACACTCGGAGGGGGTCAGGCCGCATGGCTTGGCCCCCTCCGCGTTGAAGGAGACTCATGCCGTTCTTTGCTTCGCCGCCGCTGTGGCGCAAGGCTGGCCGTTCGAGTGACCTGTGGTGGGTGTCGAACCCGCTTGGTCAGACAGTGGTCAAGGCCGACGGGCAGTGGCGCACGGTCGTGTCTCCCTCTGAAGACTTCCTAGCCACCTGTGAGGTTGTTCTCCGGGGCGGCTACCAGCACGAGATCAGCGATGCTCTTGCTGCGGATCTGACCGCAGCGGGCTACGGCGACTACATCACGGGATCCTGATGTCACTGCACCGCGAGCGCACGCACCCTGAGTATGTGGAGGGGTGCTTCGGCTGCAAGGCAGCCACCTTGAACTTGAGCAACATGCAGATCCGCGCGTTCGCGCACGCGCAGGAGAAGGAACTGAACGCTTACGCGGACGCCCGAAAGCAGGGTGTTCAACCGCGGACGACGAAGATGCGTGACACACAGGCTGCCGTGCGCGCCTCCGACAAGATGGGAATGGCGGTGCAGGCGCGATGAGCACTCTGAACCAGATGGTTGATCAGGTGCTTGCTGACATGCAGGCGTATGTCCGGACGCAGGATTCGCTGACGTCTCTGACGAACTCGATTGATGCTGTGACGCTGTCGTTCACGGTGGATGATCCGGCTGCTATCGCCAAGGGCCTGATCGAGATTGATGAGGAACTGCTGTATGTGCGTCGGGTGAACCAGACGACGGCGGTGGTGGACATCATCCCGGCTGGTCGTGCGTGGCAGGGTTCGACGGCGACGTCGCATGCTGCGTCTGCGATTGTTCGCAACAACCCGCTGTTCCCGCGGATCGCGGTGAAGCGGGCTATCAACGAGACCCTCACGACGCTGAACCTGTATGCGGTGAAGTCGACTACGTTCACGTTCGACGGGTCGACCATGATCTACCCGCTTCCGCTGGACTGCGTCGATGTGACGAGCGTGTCGTACCAGTCGCAGGATTCGTCTGGCCGTTGGCCGACGATCATGAACTGGCGTCCGGACCAGAACTACTGGCCCGAGGATTCGCTGGTTCCCCGCTATGGCATCGAACTGATGGAGTGCCCGCCTGCTGGGCGCACGGTGCGTGTGCAGTATCTGGCTCAGGGCGCAGCGATCACATCAGGGCAGGAGTTCACCCTGTCGGGTCTGCCGTCTACTGCGGAGGATCTGGTCAGGCTTGGTGCGATGTACCGGCTGGTGTCCACGATTGATCCGGGGCGCCTGTCGGCGATGAACCCGTCTGCGGA